CATAAAGTCTGCCTTTTCTTGCTCATCTTTAAATAGTGTATCTGATTTTGGTCGTTGCATAATTCTCATGCCAATCTGACCAAGAAATTTATCTTTAAACTTATCTACTAGTTCATCACCAGAACGATAACGAACATTATGAATTTTTGGATCCATAATATTTACAAACATAAACTTTGAAACTTCCATAGTTTTTTCTGCAACTGATAAGTAAAATTCATCACGCCATTTATCATACTCGTTAAACTTATGCCATGATTGTAACTCTTGTTTATCACCACCTTTATTATATTGTTCAGTAGAAAAATATGGTGGACTTGTAAATGCAACATCAATCTTTGGCAACATATGATATGGTAAATCTTCTGCACCACAATTCCATATCTGCACTTTTTTAGGTGTAGGTAAAAATTTATTGTATGTAGCAATTTGTTCTTGATATCTTTGATATGTATTTGGATTAGGGTCACAACCATAGTATTCTTCAGCGTCTGAAGCAAAGAAACCTGCAAGTCTATCGCCCCAACCACAACTTGTATCTAAAACTGTTTTAGCATTTGTAATATCATAGATTGCTTTTGCAACAACTGGTTTAAATTGTGTTGCAATATATGTGCCTAATCTAAATGCTGATATGTAACTCTTTTCATCTAATCGACCACCTACTAATTTTTCAGTTTCAGTACCATCTAATTCTTTTATCTTTGTTAGTTTAACATCATTAATGCCACGCCATATTGGGCCTAAACATTTCCATATAGCATATGCATCACCATTTTCCCAAACTTCTTTAGGTGCTCTGAAGCCATAACTACTACACTCTAGTCGTAAGTCTTGCATAAAATAATTACTTATATCATTAAAGGTACTAGCACCATTTATTAAACCAAGTCCATACTTACTATAAGGATATTTGTAATCGTCATACTTTTCAAATACTTCTTTTTCTACTTGTTCGTTAGGAATACAAATAGTACTAGTATCAAACTTTTTAAGACGACCAAAACTAAGTCTCATATCACTATTAGTTATTTCTTTGAGTGGAAATACTGGTCTTTCTGAAGCAATGTAGTCTGCTAAATGTGTTCTCATCTTCTCTTTTCCGTACTCATCATTCATTTTTTCGAATACAGTAGATGTCAAGATAGGCAGTTTACCGTCTGTAGCGGCGGCTAAGAGACGGCCATATAGTTCATTGTCTCGTTCATAGTGTGTAAATGCGTTTTCTTTCATTAAAAGAAGTTGTCCAGAGTTGATTGTTTTTCAAAATTCCAGTTGATGGCGTTCACAATAAATCTTAGTGGTTCTAAAAATGACTTGTCAAACTGCTCATCATGATTAATATATTCATGTAAATTAAATTCTTGTGGCAAGTGAGTAGGAAAAGATATAACTCTTTCTCTTAACGGATTAGGTTCTTTTAAAACAATAAATTTAATCTTATCACCTTCTTGTATTTCTTCATACTTAACTAACTTGTTTTTCTTTAGTAAGTTATTATACAGTAAAGCACCTTTCACATGAATCGGTGTTGACTTTTGATATATGTCTGTTGATGAAGAATACTTTCTAACATTATTACAAGAACGAGGATATGCAATCTGTTCTGGTCGTAACTTTTTAAAGTGTGTTCTAAAATCATCAATAAATTCTATCAAAGCATTTTCATCTTTAGTCATAATTACTTTCAATGCTTCTTTAATCTTAACACGACAAGGGGCAGGTGTCGAACTCTTAACTGCTTCGATACCCATAATCTTTAACTTAGGTTCTTTTAAATCAACGCCTTCTTCATTGAAGACATTAAGAATATATCTCTTCTTGGCAGTCCATATGCCTTTGTTAGCAATTACTTCTCGTTTCATAATCATCTTTTGGTCAAATGCATTTACATATTTAGCAAGTTTGTCATAACTTTCATCAATTGCTTTTTGCAATTTCTCTTCACAAAATCTATCTAGAACTTTTACAATCTTTCTTGTATCAGATTTATCTTTAAATATTTTATCTACAACAGCACCAAGTCTTACATAGATAGAGTCAGTATCAGAAGCCACAACATAAGTTACATCTTTTGTTTTTAATAAATCATTTAGATACTTATTTACATCTCTTTCAATCCATCTGATTGCAAGTTGACCTGCCTTTGTAATACCTTCTGCATGTCTTACATCAAAGTATTTAAAGTATTGATTACCGATAGCACCATAAGCACTATTCAAAGCAATCTTTCTTGCAAGTTGAATATTATGATTAGCCGCAATGTCATTTAATAGTTTTTTATCACCAGTTTCTTGATATAACTTTTTACATTCAATCATTTTCTTTTTATAGATAACTCGTTCTTTGTATAGTTTATCCATTAACTTAGGAAGAAAACCTTGTTTGTCTGTTCTAAACATTGCACCATTAGGTGTAATAGTAGAACCATCTAGGTGAGATAAATCAGATTCTTGATTTAACATTTTATCTACACTTACAGAATTAGGTTCAAACCCGACCATTGTTTCAGGTGAAATATTATACTGCATAATTAAATGTGGATACAAACTGTTCAAATCAAAACTACAAATCCAGTCGTGAAAACCCACAACAGGATCCTTTACATAAGCACCTTCATAACCACCAGAGTATTCGTTTTCATTTACAGCAGGACAAACAAGTTTATTCTCTTTGAGATAATTAAATATGATAGTATCCCACATACGAACTTGACCAAACACATCTTGATAATTTACTTTGCCTTCATAAGCCATAGTCAAATGTAAAGCAATCAACTGCATTTTATCTTCTAACTTATCAACTAACTCAACATCTTGAATGTTATACTCTACAAATAACTGATAATCATTCTGATAAAACTCTTTGAAAGTATCATATGGATTCTCTAATTTGTTTTCACCTAATTCTACTTCACCAATGTAATCTAATTTGTAACTTTCTTGTCTAATAAATGTATGTTTACGATATAGGTCAAGATAATCTAAAACTGAAACACCAAGAATATCATAATAGTTTTGTTCTCTATTGAATCCTTTAGCAGTTATCTTTGCACTATTAGAAGTTACGATACCCCAAGGACTAAATTGATTTACAAATTCATCACCCATAAGATATCTAAAACGATTCATCAAATAAGGTATGTCAAAGAACTTAACATTCCAACCTGTCACGATATCAGGATTGTAAGCAGTCCAGAACTTAGTAAACTTTTGTATCAAGTCTCTTTCAGTAGAACATTTAAAATACTTTACATCATCACGGTCATTAACAAAGTTACCACAACCAAAAACAATAATACTTTTTCTTGCATGGTCTTTTACAGTAATACAAATTAAAGGTTCACTTGCAACACTAGGGTCAGGGAAACCATTTTCACTTTCACACTCAATATCAATTGTGATTAATCTTATCTGTTTTAAATCCCAATCAATCTTGCCTGGAAACTTATCTGCAATATATGGATATTGAAATCTTGTATTACCAAAATATTCAAAGTTAGTTACACCTTTGTATTCGTCAATCCACTTTCTTGCCTCATACATACTGTCGTGTTGTATCTTTGCTACATTACGACCATCTAAAGTTTTGTATCCTGTTTCTTTTTGAACAGGAGTAAACAAAGATGGTTTGTAATTTACTTTGAACTTCTTATGACTACCATCATGGTCGATACCACGAACGAGCAGTCGACCTTTATGTGGCAGTACACTCGTATAGAATTTCACTATATTTGTGTATTGTTAAAGTGTTTGTTTAGGGCGTTTAGTTTTTCTTCAGCAGATGCCAAGATATCTAATTGTTTATCCATCTCTTCAATAAACTGTGGGTGTTCGCCTATGCCTACTGAACTATCGAAATATACAATTAGAACAGCAAATGCGGCTGCTATATCTGCTTCGTATTTTTTAAGTAATGCCTTGAATAAGGGATTGTCTGATTGATGCGATTTTGCCATTGTAATTTACCTCACTTTCATAATTAAAATAATTATAACACAAAAATGTTATGTTGTAAAGCACTAGTCTAAACTATATTTGGTTGTAACCACATATTTTCTATCTGGATTTACCATAACATTTACTCTACTCATAAACTCTCGGTCAAATAGAATTGGCGTTCTATTTTCTCTATCATCTAAAGTAAATTCTGTTTCATATATAGTGCCTAAGAACTCGACATCTAGTTTAACAACATATCTAGTTTCATCATAGTTTCTTAAACCACCTACTGATATTTCTTCTTTACGAATTATATCACTTGTAATTGTTTTATCGCCTAATGACCATGTAACTTTTTTATCTTTTACATTTATTTTGTCAGCATGAATAACTGGCATACCTGAATTACCAGTATCAAACTTTGCAACAATTTCACCAAATGGTTTGATAGTTACAATCTCTTTGAATCCACATTCACTAGGTACTTTAACCCAATTATTTTTGTCAGCAAAGAATTCTATAATCTCTTTACTAATATTTTGACCACTTGCTTCTTCCATACCTTCAGTACCAGGAGATGAATTTACCTCGATAACAAATGGTGGTTCTTTTTCTCTATTCTTACTTGGTATAAAGTCAACAGCAGTCCATAATCCATTAACTGCTTTTGCAGCCTTTAAACTTTCTTCTATTTCTAATTCTGTTAGTTTTAATTTTTCTGGTTTAGAGCCTTGGGATACATTACTTCTAAAGTCGCCTTCAATTACTGGTCGCTTCATTGTCGCTAAAACTTTATTGCCTAATACTAATACTCTAACATCATAATCTGTTTTAATATATTCTTGTAAAAGTAAATCTGTATCTTCATCTTGTTTGTAAATTAATTGTACAATACTATCTAATGCTTTTTCTGATTCGATAAACAATACACCAACACCTTTTGAGCCTCTTAAAGTTTTCATAATCACAGGCATTTGTGTATCTAGTTTATCAAATGCTAATGCTGATTTTTCTGGGTCATTTATAAGTGTAGTTTTAGGTTGTCTAATACCATAATCAGAAAGTCTTAATGCTGTTCTATACTTGTCTGTACATATACTAATACATTCTCTACTGTTAATTACACAAATACTATGTTTTTCTAATGATGATATGATATCCATCCAACTGTCTCTTCTGACAACTGAACCTCTAATAATAGTTATTGTATCAACACTTGAAACTGCAAAACCTTTTTCGTCATCTTTATTATGTAATCTAAAAATGCCATCTTCGTATGTAGAATAACCACCAGTTAGTTTATACAGATAATGTTTCCAACCTAACTTTTCTGCCTCTTCTTTTAACCTATCAGCAGTATGAAAAGTTTTTGCCTTTTCAGGCTCATCTGTAATTATAACTAATTTATATTTCTGCTCGCCATTGGCTTCAGATATAAATTCTCTAAACTTCGGTGCCTTCATCTATTTTTTTACCTATATTATATTTTGCTTGTAAGTCCCATTCATTCTTTTCTTTGAAACTTAAAACTTTTATTTGTGATAGAGGCGCTTTCTTTTCAGCAACTGTGGCATTAACTATTGCAATTAATCCCCAATCGCCTAATAATTGAGCAATTGTATTTCTTCTTTCAATATCGTTCTCGGTTAAGTTCGCTTCTTTACCATCTAACGCAAATAGTTCTTTGAAATGCGTTATGAAATATCTACCTTGTTTGTGTAGTATGTGACACGATTGAAATAATTTTTTATCTTTTCTAGAGGCAACACCAATTCTAGTTAGTGTTTCACGAACCTTTAAAAAATCGTCTGGTTCTTTTAATTGGACTTCCAGCATATTACCTGGGTCCCAACTATTATCTAATACATTCATTTTATCCCACCTTTATATAATTTTTCCTTAATGAGATTTATCTCATCTTTGGAGAGTATATCAAGAGCGGACTTTGCTTTATCATTACTATATCCATAATACTCTTTTACACACTCAAT